ATCCTCGGCCGTATATAATATTGTTTTTATAAAATCATTTTAATAAAGACTTGAAGATAAAAATACGCACCATATAGCTATTATACAGCTACATTATATAAATGGATTTTCATAAAAGCGCGCAGATAAAAAGAAAACGCGACGCATATGGAATACAGGTGACCGTATGGTTTTTGAATCCCGTATGCTTTTCGATTCACACGACAATGGACAGAAATAGCCCAATGGGGAGACGCAACCCGTGACGAGTGGTATGGGCACCCCTTGGGCGAAAACGCCCTAGAATCGTCCTATGGAGAACCTAGTTAAAGGATTTTCTTCTTGCCCAAACTAAAATAATACAGTCTTTCACCGCACTCCGGACACTCACCAAGCCATTCCGATTTCAGGCTTCTGTGATGATGGTGATTGCGGCAAACCCAGACACCGTTGTTACCCCTGACGTTTTTCATGTGAACTCATCCAGCGTGGTCTGCCTGTATGCCACCCAATACCCATTTTTTATCACATAGCATTTGCCGTCCATACCGTAAACAGTTTTCATGGTATCACAGCAATGTGGTGGTATGGTCGAAATGCACCCACCGAATGATGACTACATGACCGTTCTCGAGTACGTAGGTGTCCTCTCCGTAGAGTTCGTTCTCCCAAGTGTGAAGCCATATCATTGCGGCACCCCGGTTATACAGGTAATAATCACCATGCCCAATAAGGTAAGAACAACTATCCAGCTTGTAAGTTCCTGTTTGTCTATCCTGTTCCACCATGTAGGCGGTTTTGATTCTGCATCCATCGCGGCATAATGTGTCGCTCCCGGAGGAATATAACTTGAAATCATTGCCAATCTCTCCAGCAATACACCCAAAGCGCAATAAGAATGACCATCTTAATCAACAACAACGGATAGTTCATTCCTTGCACTCTGTAAACTCAGTGTCGCAACGGCATAACTTGAGCTTGTTCTCGAGAAACAGATTAGTCATCTTGACCAGTTCAACCGCACATGAATCACACATATCTTTCTTTTCGGTCTTTACCGTATCAGTTCTGGGTTTGAAACCGACCGTAACCTCTACGGTCTTGACATCTTTTTCAGACTTACACCTATCGCATATTTTCATTTTCATTCCTCCTTTGAACAGCAGTTGGTCTCCCATACCGCCTTCCTTATGTCGGACTCGAGTTGGGCGCGTTCCCTATCGTCGAGGATTTCCAGCACGCACTGTTTTCCAAGCGCGTCCATTATCGTCCTTACAAGGCGTTCCTTGTTGCAGACCTTCTTGGGTTTCGGAAACTTCTGCGCCTCTATCCACTTCATTACCTCCTCTTCCCCCACCAACCAAAGCTTGTAGTTTACGAGGTACATCTGCGGGACGTCAACGGTTTCGCCCTCCTTGAAGTAACTTTTATAGTACATGAGCTTGACGCTCTTCTGGCCGTCTAGCAGTTCGAAAACCCTCTCGCACTTGTGGCAGCCCTTCATCCCGTAAAGCCGTATTTCTATCAACAGTAGTCATCTCCGCATTTATTATTCTCAATCTTTTTTAACTTTGGGTTGACAATGACTTTCAATGGGTGTTCACTGATTACCTTGTAATCCTCGTCGTTTTTCCATATTAAAATGCCGTATTTTTCTAAGTCTTTTTGTGTTGCTTCGGTTGGTTCAACAATATCACCGAGGTATTTTTTGCGTAACTGTTTTCTCATAGAATCAACGCATGTGTCATAACTGTTAGGGTATGTAGAAATGTCAGTCTTGAAACATTTTGGGCACCACTTGAAATGTCCTGATGCCGTTTTTAAAGAAGCTATATAGACATCGTCGAAACCGCAATGGGTGCACTTTATCTTCAGCCTTTTGAAGGTTCCCATGAGGTTCTTCAACAAGAGTTGGGACATGACTATCCTTTTCCTGATGACGATGCTCCTGTTGTCTTCGACACCCTTGGCCTCCGGGTCTTTGGAGAGAATATCGGTACAATCCGTAAAGTAGAAAAAATCGAGTTTCTTAAAATCGGCTCTGTAAACGTTTCCCTGCTGCCCGTTAGCCTGCCTTATCATCATGTCAAGCCACTCCTGCAACCAGTCCTTTACAATGGCTTTGGCCTTCTTGGAGAGTTTCAAGTCATCAATGGTTTTCATTCTTCTTTCTCTTTGTATTTTTTCACTCTCAATGTTTTCTTCATTAAGTCATCTGTAGCAATTGTATGAACATCATATGGAGTATCACCATCGCACCCTTTCGTTATCAGGCAAGATGTTCTTCCGTCAATAACCCTGAGTAAATCTTCTATTAAAGCACCGGTTATATCATTACGGGCAACCCAATCCATAGGATGATAAAGAGTCTTATACTTTGATAACGTAGTGGCTAATTTTTTCTTGTCCGCTTCCGGTTTATTAAGTTTGTATTTTTTACAACACCCGTCTTTATTCTTTTGACAACAAGATGGATAAATATGCTTTATTTCTCCTGTAACATAGTCCGTTTCTTTTTTCGGATACGCTTTGCATGTCGATTCTGCTGGAAAAAGACAGGGTTCTCCTATCTCTCCTACTTGTCCCGGTATTATAAAAACGCAGTCTTTACAGAATACTTTGCGTTTGTTGTTTTTTTGCATTTGCCTCACTTAATCTTTTTTTTCAGAAACCGGGATGGCGTTTCTGGCCACTTCCCTGTTCATGTGTCGAAGCCTGTACACGGCCTGTTTTATCTGCTCGTCCTGCTTCTTCACCGGCAGTGCGGTGTTCAATACCAACATCTCCCCGTAGGGTTCCTTGTTGAATGTCGTCCTGAATATCATCAACTGTTCGGTCTCATTCAGTATTTCTAAATAATAAAACTCCACTTCTCTCATTTTATCTTTCCCTCTTTTTTCAGTTTCTCAAAGCAAGTCCCGCATAAGATGACCCCATCTTTCTCATTTTTATAGGCTTTCTTACAAAGGACAATTGGAAGCCCGCATTCCGCGCAGACCTCTTCAGGCATCTTCCTTCGCCTCGAAGAACGGGTTGTACCCCTCGAGTTCCTTATCCAGCTTGACCGTCATGGCTACGTTTCGCCTTGCGGCCTTCTTGGCTGCCTTCCGCTCCAAGCGGGTATCGTAGCACCCATAGCAGAGAACTTTCTTCCTGTACCGCTTGAATTGGTTGTATTGGATTTTAGCTCCACATTCATTACACTTCATTTTTCTCACCTTTTAGTACGCTATTCGGCACACCCGGCACACCAAGTTTCTCGATAGAAACCATGCTTTTGTGCCAGATGTTTTCATTTTGGTAACTTTATAACTTTTTTACGTTTATATATTTATTTTTCATAATACTTCTCAAGTTGATAAAACTCATTTTATCTGGCACGATTGTTGTCCCATATCTTTCAAACTTGCTGTGCCAGATGTGCCAGATGTCGCTGTTTTTCTGGCTATTTTAGCTCCATCAAGTACTCGTATCATGTGATTGTTCTGTCTTTTTCTGATAATTGCGAGCGGTTTTAATTTGACAGCCTTGCTGAGTTTTCTTCCAAAGCTGATTCTGGATTCTGGTGAGAACGATTGTTCTCTACACCATTCTACGTAATCTTTATACACTGCGTTCAGCGTCTCTGAGTCTGTAACTGATTCTATTATGCGCTCTTCCAACCAAGGTTCCACGGTATTGCAGTATGAATTCCACAAGTCTCCTATGACATCATAATGCGGTTGGTTGCTAAATTTGTTTGTTTTTAGAAGTCTCGTTAATCCTTTGATTGCCCAGATTAATAGGCCTTCTGCCTCTGATTCAAGATGGTCTTCAAACAGTCTTTCTACCGTCTTCTTGTTTCCTCGGTCATAGGTATTAGGGAATTCAAAGAATACAATCCTATCCAACCATCCGACATTCATATCCAAACTTGGTGGCAGGTTGTTAGTAGCGAAAATCAATTTCGCGTAGTTATCAAATTCAAATGATTCTTTGTATAATCGTCTAGCGGTGATTATATCTTCGCCAGTCAATTCTTTTATAAGTGAATTATCTTTAATGTCGTCGTATTTCATTTCTCCAGACAGTGATGCCATTCTGCAATACAGGTCTGCCCTTGCATGTTGGTCTGTGGCAATCTCGTGAAGTTTTCTTGTGGTGATATTCTGCACTCCCAGCAGTGACCTCAAAAGCTTTAACGTAACGCCTTTTCCGTTTCTGCCTGTACCCCTTAGTATGAACAATGCATGTACTGGGTAACTTCTATAAAGGCAATAACCAAACATTTCTTGCATCGGAGCTATTGCGTCTTCTGTCAATACCTCTTTGAAGAATTTCAAGGTCTTTGGACACTTGGCTTTGGGTTTATAGTCAATTGGAATTTTATTTAGGAACCTGTATTTTGGGCTATGTCCTGACAATTTCATTGTATTGAGGTTTAATACTCCATTATTAACATTTATCAGGTTAACCGGAGGCTCTAACTCGCTTCTTTCAATGGCGGGTTCATCATTGAAGGCATCTAAGACTTCTTCTTTCTTGTGTTTGGTGGTCGTAGAGGCCAAATAATACTTTACATATTGTCTTATGATTTCTCTGCCAATGTTTTGAAAGAATCCATCTTTATAATAATAAATATCTTTGGTTTTATTGGATTTATCTGAAATTAAGAGAAATTCACCATGTTCTTTTTGTATTAATTCAACTAGATTGGGATAAGCTATTTTGACTGCACCTGAATCAGTTGTATAGTAAACCTTGTATTTCGCGAGAAGTCCAGCTTTATCTTTCTTCGAGATTTTTTTTGTGGTTTCAGCAACGTATTCACGGGTATTCACATAGCCGTACTTTTTTTCGCTTATTTTGAGAATCTTTTTGAATAGCTTTCGACCTTTGGCAGACTTGCTGAAATTTTTGGTACATTCGTCACACGGAACTAGTTTTTCTAGCACACTAATCAATGAAGCGGTATCTCCACCAGTATGGCATCTAAAACAGTGCCAAAGATTTTTATTTGTATCTATTTCAAGGTTTGTTCCGGTCGTAGACCCGTGTACTGGATGAGTTCCTTGCCAAACGCCCTGTTTGGATTTTCTTTCTTTGAAACCACCTTTCAAGTACGCCAATAACGGGGCTATGTCCCAGTCGAGTCCTTCATTTATTACGAATTCGGGTTCCTCTTCCTCATTTATGAAATTTTTAATTACCTCGAGCAATCTTTCTTTGGTAATCTCTTTAATAGAAGAATCCTTGAAGATTTCATAGTGTTTACCGCTTGGATGCAGGGATGAAGCACCGATACATTGTGCACCGTCAAACTGTATTTCACCATAATGCTTTTCTTCTTTGGTTTCTTTATCGTATTTTTGCATTACTATTTTTTTATCTAAATCTTTGATTATATAATAAAAATGAAGCCCGCCGCTGCCAGTTTTTACTATGAAGGTTTCCGGGAGTCGCATTAAGATTTCTTGAGCCACTTCTTGTGTGTCACAATCAATTATCGCGAGATTGCCGTATCCACAAACCACCCCGTAACTTTTGGCGGTTTTCAGATACTCTTGAAATTCGGGCTCATTGAATTTGTAATTGTTGGACTTAGCCCAGTCATCCTCTACGGGGCGTTTCTTACCCGGGACAATCTTTATAAATCTAAATTTTTTATTTTTAAGCTGTTTTGGAATATCCATATCATTTCCTCAATCTCAACCTTTTGAGTTCTTTTTTTATGGCTTTAGCCTCTGCCTTAAAGTTGGGTTTTCCATTTTTACGTTTAATCAAGTGTGCTCCAAGTGACCCAGCTTTCTCCCGTTTCTTTTTTAGATTGCGCCTTTTTTTGAAGAGTTGTATTATTGGAGCGCAATTTGTGCAATATTTTTGGGCATTGCTTGTTTTGGTTATGCGGGTTCCACAATTGTCACAGCAGTCGTTAATCATCCTATCACTTAGATTGACTTGGTTAAACCTCTGTCAAACGCCTCTAGTTTTTTATCCAACTTTTTTGTGATTATAACATCTTTAATGTTATGGTCTAATATATATTGTAATGCCTTTTCTTGTTTTTCACCGTCACACATCAAGGCTACCATCCATTTGTCACCGTGAACGTGGTTTTTTCCGGGGATTCTCAAGAACTTGGTGGCGACTTCAAGAGAATTTCTGTGCAATTTAAGAAGCCTTTTTACCATGTAGTAAATGTCTTTATGTTGAATCGTTTTATAAACTGGAAAGTCTAAATTCCATTTTAGACAACGAGAACGTATATAGGGAATGTCAAAACCAGTCGACCAATAACCCTTTATTAAATCATATTTTAAAAGGTCTTTAATAAGTTGTTTACAAAGGTTTTTATCAAAGATTCCAGCTCTGACATCTTTAATGTCAATTATACCTTGAGAAATTTCCGAGGTTTCTCCGTCTAAAATGGCATAGGTGATGATTATACCATAGTTTGCGTCAAGGTTGCTGGTTTCAATATCGAGATATCCGATTCTGGGCTTCTTGGACTGTTCTTTCCACCAACAATTGGGGTGTTCTGCATAGGTATGGTAATGTTTACATTTTTGGGTGGTATAAATGAGCAGTTCTTTTTTCAACATTAGATGTGGATTTGGCTTCACTTTATCACCTTAATTAAATGCGGGGTCGCTGTTTGTAGGGGTCTTGGGTTGTTTTTTACTAAGAGTGTTTAATTTTAAAGTTTGAATCTCTTGTATGAAGGTCATTTCCAATTGGCTGTGTTGTTCATCCGACTCAAGAAGACCACCGATGACCTGCAACATATGTGCCATGTCTTCTAGGTAAGTTTTTCTACTCACTGGTAGACGGTTTTTTATAAAATTAACTATCGTCATCTTTTTTCTCATCCTCGTTTAATTTTTTAAACTTTTCAGGGTCAATCATAACAGGGTGCCCTATATGAATATTATATAGCGGTTTTTCTTTGGAAGACAGGCTAGAGTGCGCCTTTCTAAACTTGATTAGAATCTCAGACTTAACTTTTGACAGTTTAGAGACAGTATTCATCGCCTTGAGTTGTAATTCGCTGTCGGTTTCTGTGGTGGCGATATTGTGGGCAATGGTAATCTCCTTGTTCAGCATATCGAGTATGCCTGATTTTTGATTTTCGTACTCGGGTTTGGTTAAAGCCTCCAAGTCGCGTTTTAAATCGGTATTTACGATATTGTGGTTTACCGAGATGCCATACTCCTTTTTCAGTATTTGCTGCATTTCCCTAGAAGAAGGTATCTTGCCAAGTTTCTGAATAATCTCCAGTTCCGCTTTCCATCTGGCTTCTTGGGCAACGGTCATACATATATATTTGTCTTCTATGCTATTTAAAGTCATTCGGTTACCGACCGAGAAACAGTATAGAAAGCTTTAAATACTACCTGTTCTATTTGACACCTTATATTTATGTTATAATATAAAAATGGAGTTGAGCGCGGTGGCTCGGTGTAAGGGTGGGCAAGACAATCTCATTAATACGGTAATTCTTACACTAGGGAGAAAATTCTTACCCGAGCAGATTAAAACCATGGAGATGGTCAAAAAATATAGGTACATATTGTATTCGGGGGCAGTACGAGCGGGTAAGACCCTGTTATTAGCACATGTAGCTATTCGTGCTTGCATTGAGAATCCCGGGTGCACTGGTATGTTAGGCTCTTTGACTACACCGCAGTTGACTGATGTTGTGTTTAGAGTATTTCAACAAGAATTAACCATTTATCAAAAGGCTTTGGACGATGCGGGTATTCCAATCCAACTTGCTGTTATAAAGCACAGTAAGGGTGATATGAAAGCTATCTTTTGGAATGGTTCTGTCGTTATGTTTAAACCTTGTGACGATGAAATGAAGCTAAGGGGGCTTACGCTAGACTTTGTAGGACTTGATGAGCCAATAGATATTGATGAGGAGATTTTTAAACAACTGATGAACAGAATATCCGGAGGTCATATAGAAAATCCTTTTATACTCTTGACCACCAATCCCGGAAGTCAGACTCACTGGATTTACAGGTATTTTTTCACTAACAAGACAGATGAATATTATACCATTGAAACAACTACATATGACAACGTATTACTTCCAGAATATGAAAAATACATTAAAAGTTTGGAAGACAATCTTGATGAGGATTGGATTCTTAGGTTCTTGAATGGAAAATGGGGAGCCTACTCAGGTCAGATATACAAGCATTTCGACCCAGATAAGCACGTTGGTAATTATAAAGATTTCCAAGATATCAAATATTATATAGCCGGAGTAGATTGGGGAATCAGAAATCCAAGTTGTATTTTGACGCTCGGTGTTTCAAAGGACAAGCACATCTATGTCGTTGATGAATATTACAAATCAGGTAGAACTACAAATCAGGTAGCGCAAGAGATTGCTGACAGGCATCATAAAAAATACCACTATCGTAAAGTTTACGTTGACCCGTCAACACCGGATTTAATCGTTCAAGTTACAGATTTAAAAGTACCGGCCGACAAAGCTGACAATAAAGTCGCTGATGGGATAGGAAAGATAAAATCTGCCATCAAGGCGAATAAGATTCATATTGATAAGAGTTGCGTAAATCTTATAAAGGAAATGCAGGCTTACCGTTACGCAAAAGACAAATTGAATAAAAATCCAACTGAGGAACCCGTAAAAGAAGATGACCATGCACCCGATGCTTTAAGGTACGGATTGACAAGTCATCATGCGTTTAGGGGTATTCCTGTCATTGGATGGGTAAAAAAGGATTTGTGGGATTTTAAATGAAAAAAACATTAGGCGATAGAGCAATAGATTTTTATCGTAACTACATAGCACCTTCTAAAGAAGACATTGAAAAAGGAAAGAAGGAAGAAAAACTTTCTACGCCTCCAGATTCTCTGTCTGATAAGAAAGAGAGTTTTGGTACAAAAAAACTGTCTATGGCCAAATGTAGAAAGACCGCGAATCAAAGTCCCTTGTTTATGAAAGGAGCTAGAAAAAAGGCCATGGATTCTATTAGGGCTTGGTTTATATTGGAGACGAAAAATCAAAAGACAACCCCGGTAGAGCAGGATTTAAATATTTTGGATACTTTTGAAAAGCGTACCCAGTTTAAAATGAAGTGGTATGAGGCTCGTGTGGCTTCTTTCGTCTATGGTGACGGATATCTTTTGATTACTTTTGAGAATGATGAAAATACTGATTTACATGACCCACCCGCTAAAAGAACAGTGGGAAAGGGAAAAGACCAAAAAACAATTCCTGCGTGCCCTTGGAAAGTAAGGGTTCTCAATAGTGAATTCATTAAAGAAATAGATTATTACCCAAAAAACGTAGAATATTATAAAAAGATTTTTACTAAGCATTTTCATTACGAAGATACAAAGAATAATGCTGATTATTGGATTCATCCAGACAGGATAATCCATATAACTTGTGATAAATTACCTAACAATCCATTTGGAAATTCAAAGGTTAATTTGTTAAGAAACATTATTAAATCCATGATAAACATCGATATTGCTTCTGGAGAGATACTTGCATGGTTTGCCCACGGGGCATACGACATAAAAGAAGACGGATTGGATGACAATAGGCGCCAATTTTGGGAAAAGATAGCCAAACAGCATCCCGGGGCTTGGATACATGACGAAACCGCTGATATCAAAGCGATTAATCCGCAAGCAATAGACCCAAAACCATTTTACGAATACATAGTTTTAAAGACCGCTAGTGCTTTCAGAATGCCTACCCACATATTGACCGGTATACAGGTCGGTAAGGTTACCGGTGCAGAGGTAGGTATGGGAGACTATGTTAAAGATATCAAGGACGACCAAGACTTGATGTACACTCCGCTTATAGAGACTCTCTATGAAACGATACTAAAGGCTAAAGACCGAAAGTGGAAATATAACCTTGTTTGGAATGCCATCTATATCGATGAGTTAGCTGAAGCAGAGATAATGCATAAGAGGGTCGAGGCCGCGACACTTGCTTTAAATGGTCAAAGAGGAGCTGGCGGATTTATTAACAAAAAAGAAGCAAGACTCATGTATAATAAAGGTCAAATCGAGTTGGATGCAGAGAATATCCCGACTGATATTCCCAAGCCTCCAGCACCACCTAAACCTCCGCAAGATTCTGACAATGACGATGATGATAAAGATAATGCATATACAAGACAGCTTGATGATGCCACAAAAGCTATGATTAAAAAGAGAAAACTACAAGCCGCAAACGAGAAAAAACTCGGTGATGAAATCATAGAAGAACAAGATAAAGATGTTACAGATAACGATTCGAACTAAGGGAATACAGGAACTGATTGCCAAAAATGAAAAAGCGATGAAGGCAATTGAGAAAGGTGAATTCACTGACGCACTTCAAAAAAAGATAGTCAGGAGAGCCAAATATCGGGCACCTAGGGACAAAGGCAAATTGGTGGCTGCAATTAAGGGAAAGAAAGTAAACGCATATGCATTCAAGATAATTTGCGACGCTGTAAATAAGCGTGGACAACCATATCCACAGTTCTTGGAACTTGGAACGAGATTTATTAAGGTTGGTAAACCCGAGACTCCTCGTGTGATTAAAAGCCCGTATAGGTCAAAGGGCGGTTCCGGAAAAACGGCGTACCTTCCATTCATTCAATGGGCTGTATGGAGAACCCTCCAAGAAGCCCCTAAAATATTTAAAGATAAAATATTAAAATTCTATAATTAATAAAGAGGGAAAAAATGAAAAAATTAAACCTATGTGGAAAACCAAATGGCGGATGCTGTCCTGTCTTAGAGATAAACAACGACTTGTCTTACGAGATAGTTGAAGAACTCAACGACGGAAAACGAAAAGTACTCTCCAAGGGGAATTTCTGATGCCAAGAAAACGTGCAAACGTTAAAAAGAAAGTGGTTGAAAAGAAAGCCCCAAAGAAAGTTGCGCCACTTGTTGAAAACGAAGCTAGATTTTTTCAAGAGTTGGTAGATGCTTCGAACAGGTATACAAGTTTATTAAAGCAAAAAGCTCAATATGAGTTTATTGTACGGAAATTGCAAGAACATCGAAAAAAGATTCAGATAGGTAAGATAAAACTTCCGGTCATGTTGACATTGATACCGAAAGTCATGACCTATCCAGAGCATGACAAAAAAGAAGTATTGAAAATCTTTGATGAACAAATAAAGGTTTATGAAGTCAACATCAAAAGCATTGTTGGTCAAATGGAACACAGATATGAGGATTACGTAGAGTCTGCTGTCAGGAACAGAGAGTTTTTAAACAAGCGATATAGCGGATTACACGCCAAAGAGATAACTCAGTCAAGACAAACAATCAAAGACGAGGAAGTTCTATTTGAAGCCGCCTTTAAAGATTTGGCGAAAGATGAAGGTTTGCAGGATGAACTAAAAAAAGCCCAAAAGGAAGCAGTTAAGAAAAACGCGTCAAGAAAATTGAAAGGTAAGTAAGCATGGCAGATGTGGCCTTTAGTGAAAGACAAAAAAAGATATTTCGCATATTGCTCAAATTAGGAATGGCAAAACTGAAGTTCGAAGAGAAAGTGATTGCAGAAAACTTAACTTACAGCCCCAACGAGGTGATAAAAAACCTTAATGCATTACTGCTTGCCGGAGCTAACCAAATACAACCGGATTGGCAAAGACACTGTATCAAGTTGTATGGACGCGCTTTATTGTGGATAATTCAAAAAGATACAGCCTATAGAGATGTGTTTTTCTGGATGCTATATCAATTGCTAAAAAAATCAAAAGAACTGATACCAATCGTAGAACCTTATGTCAAACCCCCAGAAGAATGGATACCAAATCTTTGGGACAATTCGAGAAAAAAAACTAGACTATTGAAAAAAGAGGGCAAGATTCCTGCGGACATGAAAAGTTTCGAAGAGACTATATTTGTCCCGGACACTCAAGATAAACGACATCAAAAGTTATTAAAAAAGAAGTGAGGAAATATGTTAGACAATCCAAAACCGAAACCCGGTGAAAGTCAAAAGGATTTCATTGCTCGTTGTATTCCTGCCGTTCGTAAAGAGCATCCAAGCTGGAAAATGAACAAAGTGAAGGCTGTATGCTATGACATATGGAAACGGAGTCACAATGCCCTTGACGACCCGGAAATCGAGGTCTTTACCGATGAGGCTCAACTGATTAGTGTTCCAAAAGAGACCCTTTTAGCCGAGGATGGTGGAACCGTGCAATCCGGTAAAAAGCAAATGATTGCTGTCATTGGTAACAGATTCATGAATGGCGGATTTCTTTCTGCCGAAGTATTAAAAAAAGCGCACAAACAGTGGGAAGGAACCTTACATGATATTAATCATATGGGAACTTCTACAGGGTTTTTCTTAATGCAATCTGACATCACTTATTTTGTTGGGTGGCATTCAAATGTAAAATATGATGAGGATTCTAAGAGTGTTTCAATGAATTTGAATATAAGGCATGATACAAAATTTGCCGCAGCGTGGGAGGCATATATTGGGTTGTGTGAAGATGCTGGTCGGATTCCCAATGTGTCGGTGACATATTATGGAAAACGAAAATTGATTCCGGCTTCTGATTTACCTCCAGAAGCAGATTGGAAAAAAGAAGGTTATGGAAAAGACGACCTTGTACCAGTGTTGACTGAAATCACACCTGTCTGCGTTTCAACAGTTCTGGAAGGACGTTGTAATGACAAAGACGGTTGTGGATTAAGAAACACTTCTTTAATGAACGAAACGACAAGTTCCTGCAATGCAGAACAACAGCAAGAGCTTGATGAGGAAATCGAAAAACAAAAACAAGAGCTAATTAAATGGCTCAAAGAAAATGATAAATAATCCATTATATGGAGGATTAAGTTATGACAGATGAAAACTATGACGATATGTCATTAGACGAGCTGAAAAAGCTCAAGGAAAACAGGGAAAAGAAACAACTTGTAGACGACCTTAAGTCTGAGGACAAAAAACTTCAAGAAGAAGCTGAAAAGCAGAAACTTGAAGAACAGAGAGCCGCATGGCAAGAGGAGTTCTACAAGGAACACCCTGAGTTCCAGCCTGCCGAAAAAATACCCGATGTTGGCAAAGAGACCAAAAACACTGGAGAAAACAAACTCCAAGAGTACTACAACGGCTATTACAAACGTCACGAAAACATTGAAACCGAGTCAAGATATCCGGCTAAACTTGCCGATGTCAAAAACGAGCGTTTCCAAGTTTATCGGAACCAGAGATGGGAAGAGACAGGCGTAGAAGGCTTATTCATTAACACAGATTCAGATAGTGGTTGCGAAGACGACGTAAGTGAGTGGAGTCCAGACGACGTTTACGCCAAAATTATATGGGAAACCTTTGTCTGTAAGGCTGACCTGTTTAAGATTGCCGTAAAAGGAATAGCAATAAACCCCGGTGACGGACTGGGAGTCCAAATCCGAGCGTTCGGTGCATTCGGAGACCCTTCAGAGTTAGGTTCTTGTGAGTGTGCAAGTTGCGCTTCAATTACATTCACGACTTACCCGTTGACCTTAAAACAGTATAACTTGGAAGCCATTGTTTGTGATAGAGACATATGGGACGTCGGAAGCATCCTAATGGATTCTTACCTAAAGTCAATGTCTGACTCATGGGCAAGATGGTTCGATGCTCAGATTTACTCTGAACTAGAAACTGCAACACCCGGAACAACCGAAACCTTAGCGGGCGCTCTTTCGTGTACCCCAGCCATTGGTGGAAGTTGTTGTACTGATTCTTCTTTAGTGAATCTCTACAATGCTGTACACAATACAGTTGCAAGTATGAGAGAAGGAACCGGTCTCGCAGGCCCCTATGACCCAGATTACATTATTGTTTCACCAACCGTCGCTGCGATATTTAAACGTATGCAGACACCTACACCAATGCCTTGGATGGGTGACGTGTCATTCGACAAAGACGGAAGGCTCAAATCTATAGGTAGTCTAAAGGTTATCGAGTACTGTGGTGCTAACTCCTGTACTGATTCGAGTACTGAGGTTGCAGCGGTCATCATTGATTCAAGGCGTGCTGTTGGTGCTGTCTTCGGACAGAGACCGAAAACTTACAAGTTCTTCCAAACGAACTGTAACAGCTACAGAATTGACCAATGGGCTTACTTCGCTGTAGGCGAATTGGATACTGACGCAATAGCTCACATCGTGAATCCATAGAGAGGTTAACCCTCTCATCTATTCTTTAATTTACACGTCATGGTGATTGAAGGATTTATGTTAAAATATTTAGATACAAAAACAAATAAAGTAATAAAGGTACACCCATGGAGCAAACGAGTCAAGCTCTTAGAAAAGGATAAAAGATACGCAAAGTATTACGAGGAATAGGCATGCCACGAAAGCGAAAGTGGCAAATAGTGGTGCCAGAAGACTTCGAAACCACCAAGTCAGAGTATAAGTTGAACGGGAGAAGCTACCACAGAGTCACCTCGACACTTGGTGTTATAGCGAAACACAGATTGTTCAATTGGGCTAAGCGGGTCGGCGAGGCAAAGGTAAAGAAGATACTCGAAACACGGCAAGCGATAGGTATACATGTACATAAACTGATAGAGCTTACGCTACAAAATACCGATTTCAATCTTGGCGCATACGAAACAGAAATTCAAGAGGGCATGACACAGTTTAATATATTTAAGGTAGTATCTGGATTGAATCCAGACGGGTTAGAGCAAAGGCTTTGGAGCAATACCTACGGGTATGCCGGAACTGCCGACTATATTGGAAAATACAAAAGTCCCGTAAAGTTTTTGACACGCGGTCATATTCCGAAGTTTGAAAAAACTGCCTACATGATACTTGATTGGAAAACAAGCAAGAGCTTCTATCCGTCGTATTGGCTTCAACTTGCTGCTTACATGTTTGCATTTCACGAACTCACCGGTATCTGGGTAGACGGTGGAGCGGTCATTAGAATCAGAGACGGCAAGCTTAAAGTACAAGAAAAAACTCGCGCTGAGCTGAAGGAACTGTTTAAAGTTTATCAGGCGGTGTTGGTAGTGTATAAATGGAAATTTAGAATTCAAGATGATTTCTGAGAGGAATTAAAATGGGGTCATATCATAGTATTTCAACAAAGTATGAAAATGCGATATACGAAAGAGGAGAGGACAATTACTACGTAGTTAAAATTAAAGACATAGATGGTAGTGCATATGTCGACCCCAGTACATGTTCGATTACGATAACAAATCCATGTGATGCGGTATTAGTAAATGCGGATGCCATGACAAAAGATTCATTAGGTGTCTATTATTATTCTTATTCAATACCAACTACCGCCACTTACGGACGTTATGAAATTGAGGTAACGACATCTTCACCAACTTATACCACGATATATAAAGACAAATTTTACATATTGCCTTGGAATATCATATACGATGTCAGAAGGTTTTCTGGAATTACTTCTAAGAAATCGATAAGCGACCATGACATTGCTGGAATAATCTGGGAGTCTTACAAAGAAGCTTTAGATGCGGTTTACACTTATTGTCATAACGACATACCGAATTGCAATCCAGACACCGGAGAATGGTTTAACGGAACCAACATGGTCTTTGAAACAAAGCAATCCCCAATAGCTGACTTTAACGGTGACGGAGTAGTCAACGGTTGGGGTGAGGCCTCTTGCGGTACCGACATAAGTGGTTGGTGGAAAGACGCTGATGGAAATTGTCATAGATTAAACGTTACTGTAAATGATGCCCATTGTGGAAACATCTCCATAACCCAAACTGATGGGACGCCAATCCCGAGTGATGCAGAATGGGTTCATTTAGACTATCATGTCGAGTGGGAATCTTATGATGAGAATTTGTTCAGATTTGCGGTTGCCTATTTGGCTGCACACAAGTGTATAGAGAGATTCAGAGAGCTTGGTAGTGCTAACCTGTCTGACTTGGATTCAAGCAAAGAAGAGATTCTGGCCGACAAAAAGCGGATGCTGAGAGAGTATCGCAAGGTAATTAGAAGGATACAACGACCAAATATTGGTGCTGGAATGGTTCCGGGAGAGTCCTAGAATGGCTTATGAAGCATTCGACCCCCGTAAATCCATCAGGGAAACAATAGGAACAGAATGGGATATACAAAAAGACGGAAATACAGCCTACTGTTTTACTGTAGAAGATAATACCGGTGATACGGTATATATTCCAATGTATTTAAGTGAAGAGGTAAAGGCAGAAACGCTAGAAGCCTTCCCTTTTATCGAAATGGAAATCGTCGATACCACATATGAACCTCACGACGTTGGAGCGACTACCAGAAAAATGATAGGTTTGATAAATCTACACGTCTACTTTACAGATACCGACAACATTGATGCTACATCATTTGCTTTAAAGATAAAAAATAAATTACACGACTTGGTTAGAACATACCAAGCAACCTTTCCCAACATATATTTCGCGAATGTCGAAAACGACGCCTATGATAGGGAAACGGACGGTACACAGGTCGTATATCACTATACGGCTATTTTATACGCATTGTGGTACGATGCGTGTTAGAGAATAACACTTTCTTTAGTTCCCACGCAAAGAGAGTTGACAATAAAAAGAAAAAACATGGAGGATAAAAAATTATGACACTTGATGAATTAGGTAGACCTTTTCAGGGTACTGCTTACTACTGGGTAGAATCAAGTTACGGAATCGGCGAAAGTGCTCCTACCTTACCCATATCTTGTAAGATTCAAAACATCAGAATCGATACAGGGGATAGGCATAAGGTGCTTAAGGACATTGGTTCTGCCGTGGCTTGCCATTTATTGCAACAGACTGATGAACCAAAAGTGCATTTAGAATACATTCCTCAGTGCGATGATACATTGATAGATGATGTAATAGACAGGAGCTCTTGTTGTACACTCCAATCTCTTGCCATGTGTGTCGGTGCAAATACTTGTATGCCCGATACCGATGACAAAAGCTATTACTTAATTGATGGTATGAAACCATCTACTGTCAGAATATCAGGTTCCAAAAACACTGAGTATCTGGTCGTAATAGACTTTGAAGTTCAATCAGTAGTTACATCTACAGCTGCCACTGGAACTGCGCCGGCAGTATTAACCGGAGATTATTTGTCATTTAACGTAGCTGGAGAAATCACGAAAAGCGGTGGACATGTGGTTAACGTTGACCACATAGCATTTATCACCAACTCTATTGAATTGACATTTACACATAAACTGACAGGATACACTGACCATGACTCTACAGTCAAATCCTATATAATCGAAGGTGACATGGACGTAGAAGGGTCGGTAGACATTACGTTAGACGGCGGTGGTGCTCAGCACTTTGGTGAAGTTATGGCCAATACCGCGTTTACCATACAGGTAGACATGGGCGGTGTAGGTTGTCCGAGAATTACATTGACAGACTGTGAATGGAAGAATACCAGTGTTGACATAAATACCGGTGGTGAAGCCATGATGAATTCTTCACCGTTTACAGCGAAACCGTCATCCTGTAGTGACATAGTATCATCAGTAACATAGAGATTCTAGGGATTCATCTCCCTTTTTCTTTTTAATAAGAGGTATGAAAATGGCTAAAATAAAACCATATAGTTTAAAGTTTGTAAATAGGGGCAAACCGTTTGACATGCCAAACTGGACGCCTGAAAAACACGAAAGTGCTCTCGCCAAGCTCAATAAGGATACAAAAAAATTGAATGACGAAGAGCAAAATAAAGAGTTCAAGTATTATGTAATACATGAGACTCTTTTGGAACTTGATGAAGATTGTTCAATGGATAACATACGTCGTATGCATCCAATGGATTTAATTGAACTTTTTAATGCCGTCTATAATGCCGGTAGAGAGGGAATCTATAATGTGGATTTTCTCAGGGGGAAAAACAAGACCCCCGCCAACAAAAAACAAAAATCTACTGGGACGAAGAATTAAAGCAGTTCCAAGAGTTGATACATATTGTCTATCTAAAGGTGGGCAATCTGCAAGAAATTCGTAAAATGAACTATTGGCGATTCAGGGTTATTTTAAAAACTCTCAACAAGCTTAACTGTTTAGAGAGTGGTAAACCTTATATAGAGCAGGGATTGCCTAGAAGTTCTAGAGACATGATTGAAAAGAGGAAAGCTCAAAGGTAAATTTATGGCAACGAACAAAGTTGAACTTGACATTCTCTCCAATGCAAAAAAGGTTTTGGGCGAATTACGCCAGATGAATGCCGAATTACGCAATGTTAGAGACAACACTCAAAAATTACACGCGACTGGTGTGTCTGGAGCGACCAAACACAAGTCAGCGATGGCTGGGTTGGCCTTACGTTTCGTTGGGTACAACTTGATATTGAATCAGGTCATGGGTTCTCAGCAGAAACTTTATGAGTATGTAACAGAGAGCATCACGAAATTCAGGGAATTCCAGACGCGCATTGCTGAGGTCAGTACCATCATGGGTGTCGACTTTCAAAGTTCAATTTCCGGTTTAAAGGCCGGTGTGGAAAATTTATCAGTATCATTTGGAAAAAATACAAGTGATATGTCTAAGGGTCTTTATGATATCATGTCTGCGGCTTTCAGTGCCGACGAGGCCATTGCGCTTTTAGCCAGTTCTACTAAGGCTGCGATTGCTGGATTGGCAGAAGTTAGAGAATCAGTAGATATATTTACAACTGTTTTAAATACGTATGGAATGTCTGCATATGAAGCCACGTGGGTTTCAGATATGCTGTTCCAGTCTGTAGTTAGAGGTAAGTTTCAATTTGCCGACTTGGAGTCTGCACTTGGATACGTAGTTCCGATAGCCGCGCAAGCCGGAATTCAATTTGACGAGTTAATGGCCGCTTTGTCTACAACCACAAGGCATGGTCTTCACCTTGACATGACCTCCCGTGGTTTGGCGATGGCCATTCAAAACATCATTAACCCTTCAGAAGGAGCAGCCAAAGCCGCTATGAAATACGGAATACAAATGAACGGTTTGACCCTGCGAATGAAAGGTCTTACAGGGTTCTTCACTGAATTACAGGAAAAAACCAAGGAATATGGTAAAGTTGTGATGACAGAGTTGATTCCAAACATCAGGTCTTTGAGAACGGTCATGGTATTGGCAGGTGAAGAAGGTCTCGAGGGTTTGATAGACGATATGGATAAGTTGTCTATGGCTGGTGGAAGAACAGAAGAGGCTTTGAGCAAGATAATGGCAACCAGTGGATTTGTATCTAATCAGATTACACAACAATGGGAGCAGACTCAGAGAGATGTCGGTGAGGCTTGGGATAAACTAGCTTTGGGAGTTCAACAAGGAATTACTGATATTGTTGCTAATTGGCAGTCTTTTTTACCAATTATAGGGCCGATTTTCACTGCCATGAAAGCTGTCGATGAGATGGATTATCAGAAGTGGCTTAAGGGAAAACAGATACAGGCAGGAGTTGCCCCCGGATATATTCGTAAAGACTATCCAACTGAAGTAATGCAAGTTTATTTAGATTTACAAAAAGATATAGCCAAAACGTCAGAAGAGATAAACAGAAGAATGCTGGCAGGCGAAGGTTATGAAGAGCAATATAGACAACTGTTAGCGCTTCAAAATATTACTGCTGATTTACAGGAAGATTTCAATCGAGCATTCGGTGAACCAATCCTTGGTGGAATAAGAAACCTTGAAGAATTGCATGTAACACTCGATGAAATTGAGATTGCGATAGGAAGAATCAAAGAGAGGCTTTCCATGGAGATAAGCTATGGGTGGGGAGCCTATGCAGGCACAATCAAAGGAACTTTAAATTATCAATATAAATTACTGGAAGCTGAGCAGGCTCATGTAGATGTATCTCACGATGTTAAAATGGGTTTGGCTGATGAAAATTATCAATACAAAGTTCTTAATAGTACTATGCAAGAAGCCATAGAAATAGTGAGAAATCATACCGAAGTTCAAAAAAAGGATGCAGAAGCAACTAAAATATTGAATATGGAAATGCGTAAACTTCAACTACAGGCGGCTCAAATTCAACTGAAAGGAATGTTGAGACGAAGAGGGTTGACCCGTAAAGAAGAAAGAATGCTAAAAAGGATTCAGATAGAGCAACTCAAGTTACGCATAGAAGAAATGAAGACTACACAGCAAGAAACTGAAGCGGATTATAGTCTTTATTTAGAAAAGAAAAGATTGATTGACGATTATTTACGTGCTAAGACAGAAGAAAGGTATCAACTGAAATACAACTACGACCAACAATTGATTGACTTGCAGTTACTAATTGACAACGAGAAATTGGCTTTAGAAGAACTGGAAGACGGATGGAAAGATACCACTGATGAGATTGCGATACTTACTCAAAGCTTGGTGGATAGTTTAACAGAAATTCTAGGTGACCCAAAACTTGCTGCCGCTTTTATGAATATTGGAATAGATATTCAAAATTTATTAAATGATGTAAAAAACCTTGGAGAAACCACAACGACAACGACGGCTACTGGTGGAAAAACCATCACAACCACTTCTACCGATGAGGCAAAAACTTTTGCCAAACAGCTGCTCCCTCCAATGACGCAAAAACTTTTAGGGTTTGTCGGATTCCAACGAGGAATAAGGTATGTTCCAGAAACTCAACCCGCCATAGTGCATAGGGGAGAGACCATTTCGCCCGCAGGTCAAGAAATCGGTGGTGGAATTTACATAGAAAGTTTGACAATCGAGGTAAAAGAAATAGCCGACATTGGAAGCATAGAAAAACTCAATGCACTATTGTCGCAAGCTGAAGGTAGTGGATTGATGAAAAGGGGAAGAACCAATTACAAACTCAGGATAGGTTGAAACAATGCAAGTAAAAGACATTAAAGGACTTCCACATAAGTGTACTACTACCGCTACATATATTTCTTATGCATATGCACACGATGATAGATTTGAACTTGGGGAAGGGGATATTGTATTAGGATATGACAATAACGACAAACTTTGGGTACTAAAAAAATTACACAATAAGAGGGCATAAATATGGGATTAATCTATGTAGCCAAAGAAGTTGGTCTCGGTCACGGTACAGCGTATATTACGTTAAAAGCGGGTGATATAGTAGCCGGATTACAACCTAATGCCAGTCCACCCAGTATCATAGTTTTCAGGATTAAGAAAAACGAGAGGGATTTCTGATGGGACTTGAAGACCAAAGAGACTTTATAACCTTTTATGGGATTAAGCATAGTGATTGGGACGTCACATTTGGAAAATTTATAGACCATGCAGAGGTTCTTGTTACTGATTATATCGGAATTGATGTAGATTGTGCAGAAAAAACACAGGCTACTTCATGCACTACAGATTATTGTATCACAGTGGAATTTGTATTTCCACATCACATTAAAAAAGAATATTACATTGAGGGAGTTTTAGAAGGGGAGTTCACTGTTGCTTGTAATGGTGGTGCTTCTCACATCACTGACTATCGAATATCCATTTGGAAAACAAATACTGACACTACTTATGAACGTTTAGCAGTTACTGTAGATGGAGACCCAGAAATAGAGGCTAATGAATGGATTACAGTTGACGATGATTTGGCTTGGGATGCGGGTAACTCCATAGGTGATGAAAAGGTTTACCATTGGTATATTAATTGTTGGACAGCCCAGAAACTGCTTGAAAACGACCGCCTTTATCTTAAGATAGAGATAAGGGGTACGAATAATAGTTTATATTTAATGCATTCAAATGACCCTGACTGGACTGACGTCTGGGCGAAGATACCTTTCAGGTTATAAAAATGACAAACTATATTACTTTGATACAGACAGCCGGAACGAAATCGTTTTACTTTGACGAGTTTGACCCCACAGAAGACTGGGAAGACAATGGTGGAGATGTACCGGCAAACATGGTTGACAGTAATATAAAGACGTTTGCCGCGACTTTCGTAGATGGTAGGGTTCAATTGTGTGATTCAAACACATGTGCCGAGACCGGTGACGAAGCCATCTCTAAGGTAGAGATACGCGCTTTTTCCGGTGCCGGGTCGTATTCAGCTTCACCTGGAGTCGCCGCTTATTTGCGCCCGGTATTTTCTGGTGGAGATGGAGACAATCACTCATGGGAACCTCCTGACCTCACCGAAGACACGCCAGCCGAGTGGGGTACTTGGTTTGACATTACAAATGACACCAATGCACCGGCCACATGGACTTGGAGCGATGTCACAAGCATGAACGTAGACCACTATCCAGATTTTCCGGTTGGTGGGAGTCCTTGGCACCTCAAAACGGCAAAGATTGAGGTACGAGTTACCTATGCCAGCTCATGTTCTTTGATAGTTCCGTACAAGGTTTCTACTAATCATGCACAAAATATAAAAATGATGAATATGTGGAACGGAGACAGAGTGGTATTCGGATTGTCGAGAAGTCGTTGGACTTTGACATTGAGGGGAAGAGACTGGGAAAATAATGCATGTGACAAGGTTAATTGTATAAAAAATTTAGGGTTGGTTGGTAACCCTGTTAATATATCAGGTTTAAATAATTCCAATTGGGATACCGAATGGATGATTAGAAGCTTTGGATGGAAACTGGTAACAGAAAATCCAATACACTATGAATGGATATTATTGCTGGAGAGGACATAATGGCTTGTGAAGCGTTTATACTCAGAACAGCTGACATCACCGAAATATTTTATTTCAATAGTTATGACGCGGTTGAAAAGTGGGAAGACACTCCAGAGCGGATGGTTGACGGTCTAATGTATAATGAAAGTACTGGATTATACAGTACGGCAGCTACGTGGATTAGCAATACTGTACAACTTTGCGATGGCAATTCTGCCCCGAGTGACCGGGAAACGACCATTACAAAAGTGGAGATAAGAGCCTACTCAGTGGTGGCAGATAGCTGTGGAACGTGTACAGCATATATGAGACCCGTATTTATTGCCGGTGACGGTGATACTCATTTATGGTATCCTCCGGGGAGTTCAGAAGACGAAGTTCCTCCAGAATGGAGTGAATGGTTTGATATCACAAGTGATACTAATGCACCCGCTACATGGACTTGGGTAGATGTTTACAATCTTGGTGTCGACCATTGGATGGTGAAGACCGTATGTGGTAATCCTAATGGCTGTCAAACAGCGAGGATAGAGATACGGGTTACTTGGTATGACTCGGTAGAGCTTACGCTTGTTGATTCTCTTGACAAGTCTTTGAGTAAGCTATTGCAAGATTTCAACTTATGGGTGTCTTACGATATAGCCGATAGAGGAATCGATAGACAGCCTTTAAATCTGTCTGGTTATGAGATAGGGACGGAAGAGGGTGGAATAATTACCTTTGCGACAATATGTTTTCCACTGTGCTTTCCCCTGTGCTTTGAATCAGGGTCGGAAGGTACCGTAGATAAAACGGCGGCACAATCCGCACAAGATAAAATAGCGAAAATTCATGATTGGATGGAAAATCACTATAACGTAAAAATAGAACAATTTGGAGCATGCTTTGACGAAGAGTATTCGATTGCGGATTTTGCGGTTGAAAGTTTGAATCATCCTTCAAATTATAGATGGAGACTCAGTTTGGAAGAGGCGAGTTAAAAATGGCAGATATAAAATGGTGTGAATCTCCGAATCCCGCAGATTGCCTAGCTAATGGCGAGTGGGATTTGATGGTGGATTACATAAAACATGAATCAGTCGTAGACTTTACAATACATACCACAGAGGGAACGTGCGCCGATACAGGACAAGCATTCAAGTTCTCAAACGTCGGCGCATTGTCGAGTATGTATGGTGGTGCGGATGGTGGTGACGATATGAAGATATTCGCCAACTCTACCAACGCTTACCCATACTTTTACTTACTTGGCAACAGTGATATTCACCTATATAGCTATTATAAAGTGAAGTTTTTTAATCAGACTCAAGAGATGTTCAGATTTCAATCAATTGGTACATTGTCGACTCTTTATGGTGGTGACGATGCTGGTGACGACCTGGAAATACACGCTAATAGTTCAGATGCAGAACCAAACATAAGGCTTGAAGGAGCCGGTGGCATATTTCTTGAGGTTGCAGATGCTGAATCGGTCATTTTTCAAGATGGCGCTACTGGTGAACAGGATTTCAAGTTTTTCAGGTCTGGTACTATTTCAAAACTACAAGGTAGTGATGACACTGGTGATGATATGCAAATATTCGCTAATAGTACTGATGCTTATCCATATATTGAACTGCTTGGCAATGCTGGTATGTCGTTGAATGTTGCCAGTGAAGAATCGATTTATTTCAACGATGCAGGAGAGCAGTTTTTTAGGTTTGTGAGAGACGCCGCCCGTTCAGTACTGTATGGAAGTGACGACACGGGAGATGATTTGGATATACAAGCCAACTTTACAGATACCTATCCTTTTATTAAATTGGCCGGAGATGACTATATTGAATTAAATACTTCCAGTTATGTAGTGTTTAAAGAAGACAATGAACAATACTTCTACTTTGACCACAGTTCACCTACTTCTTTTTTGTATGGTAGTAACGACACCGGTGACGACCTGGTAATCTATGCGAATACGACCGACAGTTGCCCTTCGATATCACTATATGGAAATGTCGGTATAAGAAGCAAGATAATGAACAACACTGGATACTTTGAGATAAGTACATGTTCTGACGAAAAATTGTTTGAGGTTGTAGCTACCAATGCAGATAAACATGTTAATTTTCATTGCCTTGATGCAAAAGAGTTCGTGCTAGAAAACAGGACAACCAATCCGTCAAGCCCGACCTGTCTTGGTAGAATATGGTTTAGGACTGACCTATGATTAGAATAAAGACATCTATGCTACCAGCCGATACAGAGGCTCGACTTAAGACATTGTACAGGTTGCAACAACTGTTGATAATATTTCATAACAGGCAGGCTGAAAAATATCGTAGTGGAGAGATGAGTCTATACCGTTTCAGACAGTTCCAGAGACTCTGGTGTAAGCCTAGAAACAGGGCGATTTGCAGAGAAATGAACAACTGTAAACACAAAATTCCTACATTTGTAGAAAACTGGAAAAAATCTCCAAAAAAACAGCAAGATGTCGATTCAATTTATAAGCAGGCGAAACATGATAAAAACATTGAAGTTTCTACTGACTGTTTCGAGGTGGTCTAATGGCATATGAAGATTTCAGTACATACACAGAGGTAGACCCGAACAACCGCATTACCATTGGTGGGGTCGGAAATGTTCGCATAGACCATCAAGCAATCAGAAATGAGGATGCACATGTATATGATGACAAAGGTTCAAACCACTTTCAGAATTTTGAGCATCTTGTTGATATCAGAAGTGACTTTAATAATGGCGATTCTATGGGCGGAGTGTGGGCTGTTTCCAATACCGTGGACGATATGAAATACTGGATTGATAATACTAAACGTGCATTGTGGCTTCGATTTTACGATAGAACGGTAAGTGGTGACGAAAGGATATATTTGGATGAACAAACGGAAAGTGGTGGACATACATTTGACTCATATAATTTAGCCGCTCCAAACACATGGTATTACGTGGTTATAGAGCGCGATGACACTACTCTTACCTGTGATATATATTCTGATTCTGCTAGAAGCGTGTGGGTCGATACGCTGACTGTGACATGTGAAGGGGTTTCAACTGCTAAATATCAGTATGTATTTGGTTGTAATACCCAGAATACGGGTGCTGCTGTACTGATGAACAATGATATTGAAAATCTTGATTTGCAAGAAGGCGTTGATACCGGAACTGGTGTTAGTATTTGGGACGGCACCGAGGTGGTAGAACTTGCGCGGGATGATACTAGTTCAGTCAAACTATGGAATGGGAGTGAGGTCGTAGGAATAAAGCTTGTCGCTACTAACCATGCAGACGCGACACCGATTCACATATGGGACGGCACTTCGATAAAGGCATGGAAAAAGAAAGTTTAATTAAGAGGTAAAAATATGGTATTAGTGGATATACAAAAGAAAGAGGTAGAAACCTTTGACAAGGTTTTAAAAAATGTAGAGGCATCTATACCTGATGGATATGTTCTAGGAACATTAAGAATGAAAATACAACTGGCTTTCATGAAAGAACAAGAAAAACAATTGAGGGAAAAGTATGGGGAAAAGAAGAAACAAAGAGACAAGACTCCAAAAGCTTGAACGAGGACTCGAGGAAACTAAAGAGTTGATTAAGGAGTTCAAACAGAAGAATGGCAACTGTTCACAACGGATACTCAACAAGGACATTCTATTCCTGCTTCTCACAAAGAGAATGGAAGATGACAGAAGGATAACAAAACTTGAGGCGACTGTTAAGATTTTATTACTACTGGTATTGGCTTCGTATGGAGTAAGTTCGATATCAGGGCTTATTTAAAAGGAGGCAAAAATATGGAAAATGAAAAAAAATGGTACAAAAGTAAAACATTGTGGGTTAACGCGATAGCCATAGCGGCTATAATTATACAATCAGAAACCGGTTATGTAGTGTCACCGGAGATACAAGTCCTAGCACTTGGTGTCATTAACGTTATATTACGGAAAATAACGAAAGAAAAAATAGTGTGGAAAGCATGATGCCAATCATGGGAATCGTCGTACTTGGATTTTGCGCAGGTATGGCCTTCATGATTATCTACAATATATATCAGTATACGAAAAAACACATGTAAATTTTCGAGGGGAAGGGGATTAGGTTTTGTACCTCTTTTCCTTTTCCCCTTCTTCTCTTTTATGGAGGATTTTTAAAAAAGCGTGCAGGTATTCCTTTTACTTTTGTATAAGGTGGCACAGTTTTTGTAACTACTGCACCAGAGGCAACTACAGCATATTCTCCTATTATAACATCTGGAAGTATTGTAGCATTGGCACCTATACGAGCACCTTTGCATATAATTGGTGCCTTATATTCTACATTGCCTTCATTTTTGCCCATTGTATTATCGTTAGTCGTTGCTACAAGGGTACTGATAAAAACATCGTCTTCGATAACAATATTACCCGTAAGGTGTGTGTTGTCCATTACTTTAACTCCATTGCCGATTGTCACATTGTAATTTAGAGTGACACCATTTGCTATTATACAGTTATTACCGATTTTGGCGCCTTCTCTGATTACAACATTACTACAAATCAAACAATTTTTACCTATCTTCACACCGGCATAAATTACTGTATTTGGATAAATGATAGTATTATCACCTATCTCTGTTTCAGCGAGTATCTTTTGTATTTTTCTTTTTGTAACCTTCATCGGTATTGGTTGAAACCCAACAATTGTGTTCTCAAATATTCTGACATTTTTTCCGAGCTTTGTATGCGGGGATACTAGTTTAGTCATAATAATTCCTCATAAATTGCTAGGTATTTTTTTCCAATATACTTGGGATTAAACCATTTGTTGACCATTAATTTGTTAAACTTGGCTGATGCGCGTTGTTCTTTCTTATCTGCAATCAGGTGTTCTAACTCATCGACCGTCTTTATCCCGTGCTCAAGTTGAAGATAATTTTCTTTTTCTCCGGTTGCAACAATGGCGGTATTGTTTTGAGCTGCTTCCAATAGCGTTCTACCTATTCCATAATGATGGTAGGGTTGTACGTAGATATTGGATACAGCGAACAGGTCTTTTAAATCTTGGTGATTTAAGCCATCGTAATACACTACCGCATTTTTGCACAGATTAAAATATTTGGAAACTGTGTCTTTCCAGCCCTGCCCCACTATTGTCAGGATAACCTTTTGTTTAGGAAATGTTGAGTAGTGTTGCAATAGGCCTTCGAAATTACGCCAAGTGGCGTAATTTCCGACTGCGATGAGTCTTACAATGTCGTTACGCGGCCTTATTTTTGAAGCTGTATAATTTTCGTCAATCATATTTGGAATTACGGTTATTTTCTCTTCTTTCAATCCGTCATTGACCCAAGTGTCAGTATAAAACTTGCTTAAAGTCGTAAATCTCTTTATGTGCCTCGTATATGCCTGCAACATCATAGAATTAAAATTATACGCGACTGTGGGTTTGCTTCCCAGCTCTCGGCCAAAGGTTGGTGAATATACGTGTCCGTTGAGAGAGCCAACCGTATTGGTGCCATATTTCTTGGTCAATAGTCCTAATGTCGGAAGAAGATTCATATTATAGGCATGTAGAATATCATAGTCATCAAGTCTTTTTTTTAGATACTTGTACATTTTCAAGAACAACTTCTCTTTCCTCTTTGTCTTTGGAAATATTACATTTGCGGAAATGACGTCTACCATCACCCCGAGATTTTCCAAAGCCTTAACCAGCTGTTCACAGCTTATCTCTCCTCCGCCCACGATATTTGGTGGATAGCGGGGAGTTACCATCGCTATTTTCATTTTTATTTCCCCTTTAATTCGTATTTGAAATTTTTTATATCTAATTTAAAGAGTCTCTTTACCATTTTATAGGTCTCGTCATCATAATATTCCCAGTATGGTTTATGTTCTGATTTTCTAAGGTGAGGAAGAGGCACCTTTAACTTTAGTCTTTTAGAGATTTTCCGAAAGTCTTTTTTCAAATGTTCAAAACGGCAAACGGCATCGACCGCGATTTTGTTGTTAATGCAGATGTAGTTCCATTGCGGGTCGTTGTGTATGCTTGTCGGAAGATATTCAAGGCAAAACTTTTTAAAATCTGTACCTATCTCTTTTGAACGTGCGAGGTCTAACGCCCCTTGGTTACCACCTTTTGAGTTATAAGCAAAGACGCTTACAAGTCTGTCCCAAGGATTTCTTACCACTGCAAACTTGAAGTACTCTTTGAATTCCGGTATGTTCCTATGGTTTTCTATCTTTTCATGGGTAGAACCTGTCGCTTTCGGTTTGGTCATATCTCGTAGTACGTTCTCTATGCTCGTACCACCAGTTCTGGGAATATGAATAAAGATACATTTATACCTACGCGATAACATACTCGAAACTCTCCAGTATATCCAGCAATTGTTGTTCTCTGCGAGCCAGCGAAAAATTTTCGAGAATGCGCTTTCTGGCAAGGTGACCACGTGGATTTTTTTTATTGAGTATCATAAAAATTTTTTCCCCTACCGCTTTTTTATCCAGAGCGGTTTCGCCATTCTTTGCAGTCCAAAAATCGTGTCGACTTATGACTATACCCGTGTCTCCTACGACTTCAGGCAATGCTCCGTATGCACTGACTATCGGGTAGCATTTACACAGCATAGCCTCGGCTACGGCAACACCAAACCCCTCATGCCTTGACAGTTGCAGATAGATTTTCGCCCTCTGAAAATATCTCAAGAGGTCTTCGTCGCTGACCCTTCCCATCCAGAGAACGTTTGGCAGGGTTATGTATTTGTCGAGAAATGCCCGCATCTCTGAGACTATCTCTCCACACACTATGAATTTTTCCCTGCGGCCTATTGAATAGAAATACTCTGCGACCTTTACAAAGTTATCGAGTCCTTTCCTTTTCCAGTTGCTCTTGTTGACCTCGGCAACGGTCAGGATTATGTTTTCCTTTTTACCTTTCGGATAAAATTTGTCAACCGGGACACCATTGTGAACGAGCTTGTTTTTCTTTACGGTCATTTTTTCCAACAACTCACGCTGATTGTTCTCGCTTACCGAGAGTACAAGGTCGGCGTTTTGCAGAGAAGACTTTGCGAGTATCCTATCTCTGGCTCTAACAAATACCCCGTAATTGATTTCCGGCATGTCTACCACATCGTAACCACCAGCGACAACGATTGACTTCTTACCGAAGAATTTACAGCACTTGACAGCAATCGCCGAGTTCTTTCCACCGAACCAAGAGAACGTGACATCTGCCTTTCTGACAGCCGCTGCTATCTTCAGAACTTGTGTGTATTCTTTTTTGCCTTTGAGCATGGCACTGTCGAGCAGTATCGTTTCGTACTTCTTGCTGATTATGTCATAGTCGTTTTTTGTGAACGAGGCCTTCATGTTTCCGATAACGCATACTTTCATTCATTTTCCTCCAAATATGTTTTTTATCCATGTAGCATAGACCCATACCACTATAAATATGATTCCTGCAACATAGATTCCTGCGCACCCTTGCTTGTTTAGGTAAGGAGCGGTCTCACTATAAAACCTTGCTAGTACCAATGAAATCATTAAACATCGCCGTTTTGTTCAATCTTTTTGTCTTCATAAGGCGCGACAAGCCGTCTGAATATTTCACGGAGAGCTTGCTGACATTCGCCCTCGAGTCTCATAAAGTCTTCATAACTACTGCACGTTTCCTTTGCAAGTTTGTGTAGAAAGTAGTTTAGGTTTCCCTTTTCTTTTAATAGAAGTCCATAATTTTCAACAGCCTTATTTAATACGCTTCGCATAAATTTGTTTGCTATGTATGGCATTTTTATTCATCTCCATCAAATACTATCTGAAAACAAATTTCACAGAATCTCAAGATTGTGTCATACCCAAGAATCCTATAATTCATTACATTGTGTATGCATTGACTGACAGTCAAATCTCTGCCGCATCTTGCGCATTGACACTTCGCCTCTTTCCACATGTATTTTTCCATCTAGAACACCATCAGATAGTAAAATCCAACTTTGTTTCTGGAGTCCAGTTTCTTTTCGATTTGTTTTTTTATCCTTGTCAACTGTTTTCTCGTAAGTCCAGACCTTTTTAGTAGTATGTTTCCATCTCTGCCAAAAAATACGAGAGTGCCTTTTTCAAAGTTGAGCTCACCCCTCACGACGTCTCCGTTTTGAATCCACATGTATATGTCCTTGTCGCTCATTTTAAACCGTCCTTAAGTCCATATTTTACCTTTATAAATTCCTCTAGTTCTTTTCTGTTAGCAAAAATTTTTGTTGCATGTTCTTGAATCCACGGGTGAAATTTATGTGTTTTTGTCACGATGTATACAGGAATTCTTAATATGCGCTTTGCAAAAAAGATTTCCATAGGTGTACCGATTCTTGTGTCATTTGCGAAAGCGATAATTCCGTCACTCTTGCGAATTTTGTCGAGGTCGTCCTCCACCACGTTTTCTGTATCCCTCTGAGCGAAAAAATCTCTTTGTTCCTTACTGCCGTCCTTCATTGAATCTAATATTTGCATCTCTTTTTTTCTATGCGGATTGTCGTAAAATGGATTATCAAGATTTATGTTATATTTAGCTTCTATTATAAGCTCCCATTTTCTAAAAGACTTTCTAAGATAGAAATTATGGGCTAAGTAAAATGTTTTTACCATTTCTTTATCTCCATTAAAAACTTATCGGTTGAAAGTATTTTGTATTTTTTCTTTTTCCAAAGTTTGAAAAGGATTGGTGTTATTATTATACCCTCTAAAAATAGTACTATAAATGAAAAATATAAATTTGATAATCCAAAGCATATTAGGGTGAATATTACCGCGAGCATTTTGTCCCTGTAGGCGTGGAAACTGATACCGGTCAACTTGCCAGTCCGGCGAATCTTCAGAAGTTGATGTATCTCAGCGACAAGGAAGAACAGCATTCCGCCAGTTCCGAACAGGTCTGCAATCAATCTGATTATTTCCATGAGGTCTCCTTCAGTTTTCTAACAAGATACCAATTCAGATATGGATATTTTTCTTTTATATTTGTTGCTTGGTCAATTTCATTTATTTTATGAGCTATAAAATAACCTATTGCTGGACTACGAGAAATACCTGCATCACAACATATATATAGTATATCAATATCATCAGCATTTTCTATTATATGTTCAAGCATTCTTCTTGTCCATTTGCTGATTATAGGTGTATCTGTATCTGCTATATTAGCTTTATAATACCAAGTAAATCCGAAGTCGTAGTAATCAGGTTTTTCTGAGATGAACATAATTGCCACACGATATGAATTTTTCAGATACGATATGTTTAATAAATCAGATATAGACATTATTTTTATTTCCATTTAATCTCCTCAATCTCCTTTTTCTTTTGCCTGCCGAGTATCTTTATCGTATTCCCATTGCGGCATTTCATACCGTCCTTTATCCGGCGTTTCGTACCATATGCATCCTTCACCGTCAACACCCTACCTACTATGTTTGTCACCTTGTGTGTTCTGAACGAAGCCTCCTTATCTATGTAGGTAACATACTTTCCTTTGAGTTTATCTTTATGTATCATTATTTACCTCTTTCAAATCAATACCTTTGCTATGTGCTTCCTCCCAAGTCCTGCCGAACTTACAGTCCACCTCGACCGGTACAGACAGGTTTTTACCCGCTTTCAACATGCTCGATTTTACTATAGTAAAACAAGAATTCGCATATTTTACAGGGCACGACACTATGACCTCGTCATGCACTGTTGATATTATTCTTGCATCGAATTCTTTCAATCGTGAATACATTAAGACCATCGCCATCTTTATAAGGTCTGCCGCACTGCCCTGTATAATGGCATTTATGGCACTCCTAATCTCGCCACCCTTTTCAAAGTCGTCCTTTGTCGAAAAGAATTGCGAACGTCTCCTCTTTCTGCCAGACCAAGTTTTTACATAACCTTGATTGATGAATTGTTCTTCAGACTGCTGCCAAAATTCCTTGACCCCGGGATACATGTTAAAGTATCTGTCTATGTATTGTTGAGCTTCAGTCGCAGAAACCTTGATTTGTTTCGCCAAAGTCTTATTCCTCATTCCATATACCAGTCCAAAGTTTACGGTTTTCGCCTCTTGCCGTCCGATACCACAAGCATCTGCGGTCATTTGATGAATATCCTTTTTTTCCGCATAGGCTTTCATGAGATTCAGGTCTTTGGAAAAGTGCGCTAAGACCCGCAGTTCAATCTGTGAATAATCGGCGCCAATCAATATGTGACCGTCATCGGCCACTATCGCCTGTCGTATACCCAGTTTGTCAGCACGTGGAATGTTTTGCATGTTTGGTCTACTGCTACTGAAACGACCGGAAACGGTACCGCTTTGATTGAATGATGGGTAAATCTTGCCCCTATACGTTTTTAAATCCCATTTAACGGGCTTTAGGGCTGGCATGAACGTCGTCAATATTTTATTATACTTACGGTACTCTAACAACAGTTTGGCTTCAGCGTTGTCCTCTGCGTATTTCTCGAGGACTTCTTTGTCTACCGACGGAGCACCTGTTTTCTTGCTCTGCTTTATAACTGGCATGTTTCTTTTGTCTATAAAGTATTCTTTCAACTGTTTTGAACTATTAAAATTGATGTCACCAATGAGAAGTTTTAACTTGGTCTCATTGAGCTCTACCTTCTTTTTACAATACTCGGTCAATTCATAGACTTTTTTTGCGTCTATCATTATTCCATTGGAGTGCATATTGGCGATTACATGGAGTAGCGGTCTCTCTATCTTGGTATAGACATACTCTATCTCTCTATCCTTTAAAAGTTCTGTTTCTAATAGTGAATATAGTTTTAATGTATAGTAAGCATCATCACAAGCATATTTTACTTTATTTTTTGGCGCTTTGCTAAATGGAATTTGTTTAAGACCAGTTCCACATATTTCTTTATATTCAGTCATGGTATAATTAAAGTATTTTTTTACCAAACTCTTTAGTCCATGTCTCATGTTTTCATTAATAATATTTGCCATTATTAAAGTATCATGAATTGAATAACACTTGCTAATATCAATGCCAAATTTATATAAGGTAGGTAAATCAAAAGACGAGTTGTGAAATACGACAATACAATTATCTATTATAAACTGTAACAGATTTTTAGCTTCTTCAAGAGGCATGTTGTTTAATACTTTGTCTCTTACAGGAACATACATCACGGTCTCTTTATCATATGCTATACTAAAACCGACTAAAGTCTTATCTTCCAGAGATTTGGTTTCCGTATCTATGGCAACAAGGCGTGCCTTTTTCAGGTCTGTCAGTAAAAGACCGTTATAACCTGTAGCATATCTACTTTTTCTCATAAATATCGTATCCTGTTATCTGGAAATATGGTTAATACTTTTTTGTATTCTTTGGCGATTAATTTTGCCGCTATGAAATTTGCACCGCTTGAATAACCGCAAGAGATGCCGTATTCTTTCATTAATTTGGTGGCTGTTGTCAATGCCAATTCCCAAAAGACAAATACTTTATGCCTACTAAGATTATACGGTATTAAAGTTTGTTTGATGTTGTCTGTGATACCTTCTATCGGTTTGTCACCGGCTGTCTGTACCTCGTATATATCGGCATGCGGAAATATGGCATGCAATCCCATCAATGTACCGCCTGTTCCGGTTCCGGCAACAATTGCATTAGGATTTTTTAATTGATACAATAAGTCATCATCTAGTGTTCTTTGTGAACCATATTTAACTTCGTATGCCATTTTCTTTTGAGCCTCAAGATTATAAAGATTGGTAAATTGATTAGGATATATGTCTGCTTTTTTATTTTTAACCATTTTTTTGGCTTTGTCTATACAATCTTGCATGGTATGAAATCCAGAATCAATCTTTGCACCATATTGTCGCATCATCTTTATCTTTAATCTGCTTGTATCATATGGACAGAGTATCCAGCAGTCTAACCCCAATGCCGCACAAACCATTGCTATAGAAATTCCCGTATTCCCACTTGTTGCCTCTACAACTGTGAATCTCCTATGAGCCTTTCCAATATAAGGAAGTAGCATTTCTTTGGCAACACGGTCTTTTATAGAGCCAGATGGGTTCATCATCTCCATCTTGAAATAAACATTGCCTATGTTCATCAATGGAGTATTACCTATTAAGTCGAGTATGTTCATATTCGAGTGGGGGGAATCGAN